TGTGCCGCCACTCCAGCGAAGTGCTGGGCGTTGGACGTAGTCGGGTTCTCGACTCGATTGAATCGCGAACCGTCGTAATCCGTAATGGGCTTCGGCGTCGTCGCATAGTCGACGTTGAAACAGACCGCCTGACCTTCTTTGATGAGCGTAGTGCTGGAATACCAGACCACTGCCCGGCGTCCGGGGGCACACGCCAGCGGCGAATTGATTGCTCCTGATCTCATGTCTCTATCCTTCTGAACTTTTGTTGTTGTTGTAAACTAACTCAGTGGGCTAAGGCCCGGCTCACGCAACGTGGAAGACGGACTGACGACGCAGGTTGGTGCAGATCATTTGCAACGTAGCGTCGAGATCGACACGACGCACGTTATGCTTGTCGGCGACCATGTAGGGCTTGGAGAGGTTGTTTTCCCAGCCGCCCAGCACGCCGATGGCCAACCACTTCCAATCCAGCATGTACACCGGATTTTCAGTGTCGTTGTCCAGGTACGGGGCGTAGGTAAGCGGCGTTCCCTTGAACAGCGACCGACCGTCCTTGCTGGCCATGTCGTTGCCGAGGTTCATGTTCTGATCTTCGAGGATCGTCTCCATGTTCCCGATGACGGCATCGTTCGTGTAGATACCGTTCTTCATTGCACCCAAGTCGGGCTGGGCGTGGCTCACGGGCGAGCGGAACGCCGTCTTGCGAGCGGCTCGTCGCATCTTCTTGATGAGGTCATCCTTCTCAACGAGCAGGTACGGCGATCCCCAGTTTGCCCAACGCGGATAGTCGGTGGACGACTTGCCGGCACGGCCAGCGGTGAAACCACTCGGGTCGAGGCCATTGAACCCCTCCGATGACGCCTTGGTCACCCAATATTGAATGCCGTACGGGGTCTTCGTGTCGGAGCTGTCGGTCGGCTTCGTCCACAGGATTCGCTCCAGCAACTCATAGAAGCTGGTCATCATCCCAACGTACTTGGTCTGAATCAGGTTGACGACAGCGACGCCACCCTTCTGGAAGTCCTTCTCCCGAACGTCGAAGACGTAGTGAGCGTTGAGATGCCGGGGCTGCACTTCGAGCTGAATGGTCGTCTCGTCGATCGCCGATCCATCCGTCTCGTACAGGCCGACGGGCTTCGCACTGTGGTTGTGATCCACCTGAGCGAAGAAACGCCAGTCGTCGCCGCCGTCGAAGACCTTCTTCTTGCCCTTCCACATTTCACGCACCGCGACGTGGTCCGTCAGGTCCGTCGCCATATCCAGGAAGGCGCCACGCTTGATGAGCTTCTCCTGGGTGAGTCTTGCCGCATCGGGCACGTCCGCATACAGTAGTCCAGCCATTGTTGATCTTTCGTGTTAGCCCGATGGCTAATTACTCGCGAATGCTGAGTCGATCTCAGCACCGATTTCAGCTATCGAGTCTTGTTTCGTTTTGTTTCGTTTTCCGTTCGCACGTTGCATGTGCTGGCCGGCCTGCTTCTTCAGGCCGTCAGTAACCTGCTTTTCGTCCGCCGCCTTATACTCGTCGGACAGCACGAGTCTTGCAGCCTCTTGGAAAATTTCTCCACGAGGCGGCGACTGAATTCCGGATGATTGATACCCGGCATTCAACACGACACACTTGGTCGCGATCTCATCGCGTTTCGCAAGCTGCGAACTTCCCCGAGCCAGGTCGCCGTGACCGCCTGTCCCGAGGGCATCGGCGAATGATTCGCCGAGTCCTTTGATTTCTGCGTCAAACCACTGATTGATTTCTGCGTCCGAGGCCGCCTGGCTGGCCGCCTGGCTGCTCTTGATGGCGGCGTCCTGCGACTCTTGCGAGGCCGCTATCTTTTCGTTCTGCTCCCGGATGACGGCCTTCATGCCCTCAAACATCGCGATGACTTCCGGCCGAAACTCTTCCGGGTCGAGCTTCAGGGCGTCGAGCGGATCGGTGTCGGGCTCCTTGGCCTGCTCTGCGATCAGCTTGTTGCCGGCGGCCTCGCTCAGCTTCTCGGCGACACTCAGGAGTGCCTCTTCAGAGTGGAAGCGGCGAGCTTCGGCAAGCGGGATGCCGGACTGGACGGCGATCGTCAAGACATCGTCGCTTATGGGCTCGACGGCGGGTGCCGCCGGTTCAACGACTTCAGCTTCGCCAGTATCCCCTTCAGCTCCATCTTCAAGTGTTTTAGCGTCAGGATCTCCGGCGGCAAGCTCGTCCTCGTGCTTTCCGCTTCGCTCATCTTCCCACATGTCTTCCTGTGTGGTATCGCTCGACATATCATCAGATTCAGCCTCCGTATCGCCGGACGGTTCCGGCTCGACGGCCGTGTCCAACTCTATCTTGGCGTTGTCCTCGGCCTCCGTGATGAACAGGTCGAGCTTTTCGCCATACTCGGTTTCGTTGAACGCTTCTACTTCGGACATGGTGATCTCTCTTCGATTAAGGGTTAGTGTTAGCAGGCGGCTTTGTTGTGCATGTTGCGACAAGCCAGTGCCCGCTTTTGATGGCCGGGACTGCGATAAACCGGATCTCCGTCGTTAGTCACTTCGGTGGGGCATCCGTGCCTTTTGAAGTGATCTCGCAGCTCTTGAGCCTGTTCCGGATTGACTCCAGAGGCGAAGCAAGGGGCCATTGGCCACCCGCTTCCGCCCGCACGCTTCGGTAGATTCTCGGCCTGAAAGTCACGGGCGGCCTTCTTGTGGCCGTCCGTGATTACAGATTTCGGTACATCAGCCATGCTGAACGTACGCTCAACTGTCTCTCCGTCATCGGTTGTGAAGCAATATGTTGGAATTAGCTTGCCCTCCCAAGGCGTGAACCTTCAATTATAACCTGCGTTCGCGAGAACTTATGAAATGCCGAACAGCTATCCCGGCGTCGAAGCACCCCCTGGGTTGCCGCCAAGCAGCAACTGCTGCATGTTCTGACTTGCACCCTGCGGCGTCTGCCCGGCACTACTGACCCTGTCGTACTGCCTTGTCGTGTTGGCTGGCTTCCCAGGAGCCTCGGGGATGCTGGCCCCGGTGACCGGCTCCTGCTTCACCCAGGTGACGAGCTCCGAGGCATCGGGCATGTCGGCATACTTTGCGGCTTGCGTCAAGATAGCCTCAACGTCAATGCTTCCGCCTGCCTCGGCAATCATCGGGGCGAGGGGAAGAACAAGCCGCTCTACGAATGTCATCAGTTTCTGAAGCCGCAGGCTCGGCGTCCTGTCCTGGTACGAGTAGATGTCGATGTCCAGGCTGTACGAGTCGAACTTGCTTTTCTTGTCCTTCGGACCAAATTCGACAGTGATCGAAGATTCTGTTCCGGGCAGAGGCTTGTCAAGCTGCCTCCGCTTGATCGGATCATTCCATTCATAGTATGCCAGAGCCTGAAAGACTTCCTTTGCGACAGCGGTTGTCTTTGCGGACATGTCTCGCATCTGGGCACTTGCTGACTCAGAGATGAGCTTGTCTTGGCCCACAGTCGATGTCTGAGCACTGAGCCCACCAAGGCTGTCCAGGTTGCCACCGACGTAGCTCGACAGCTCCTTGACTTGCATGAAAAATGCCAGTGTCTTGGGCTCGACTCCTGGCGTCGCGAGCAGCATGGGCTTCGCAGACTGCGGGAACGTGATGCCCGACTGATCTGTCGATGTTTGAAATGACAGCACGGCCTCCTCATCCCCTCCTGGGAACCCCATCACGGATTTCTGGCCGGCGGCCTGGTTTTCCAGCTTCCGGAACAGCGAGTTTCCGAGTGCGTGAAGCCCACGCCATAGGCCAACTGGCGGGAGCGGCAGAAGGGCTCCGGGGACTGGAGTGAATCCGAGCTTGTAGTACGGCCCGCGATCAGGCTTGTCCCACTTGGTCGTTTTGAATACACGTTTGTTCTGCACACCGTATGTTACGAGGATCTTTTCTTTCGGCAACCAAACGTCCCGCATCCACAGTTTATCGGAGAACGTCTCGCTGTTATCTCCGTGTGCTGTACTCTGGGCACGGTCTTCGCCCTCTTCTCCGCGAACCGTGTAGTCGTCTGGCTTCAGGTCCCTGAGTGCCTTCTTATCTGCCCAGTCCGACTCCATCACCTCATCGTAGTCGAGCCAATAGTCGTTGCCTTCGTAGTCGATTTGGTCGGCATGCGTCGCGTTCATGTCGATGAAATAGTCATCCCAAGCGATGCTGTCAACAAACGGCTCGCCATAGTTGTGGCCAAGAGCCTGACCAACCGAATGAAGCCCACACTTAACGACGCCCCACGGCGAG